CCGTGCTGTTCAGGCGAGTGGAGAAATAGGCGTCCGCTTCATCGGCAACATCGTCCGTGATTAGGATCGCCATGGGGATTAGCCGTGGAAGACGGGCAGAATGCCGAGCGAGAGAGCGCTCGACGTCTTACGACGCCAGACCGACTCGACGTCGTCCTCAGCGGTACCGGCCGAAACCGAAGCGTCGGTGATCGGAACAACGACGTTGCTCGAACCAACCGTGACACCCTTGTAGTCTGCGTCCGACGGGAACTTATTGTCCGGACCACGCCAGTCGTAGCCGACCGGGTGAGCGACATAGCCCCAACGATACCAGATATCGGTCGAGCCACCACCGTGGTAGCTGGACTCGTCCTTGTCGATACCGACCGGCTCGGGAATGGCGACAGTCTCCATAGCGATCGCGCCCGGAAGGACAACGAACGAAGTGCGAGTGCCGACGATGTCGACGCCCGAACCGCCATTGATGGCCGCACGCTCGGTGGCGTTGAAGCTGGTGTTCGCACGGCTCTTGACCAAGCGGAACTTGCCCGACAGAATGGTCTCGAAGTCGATCGAACCGTCCGTGATACGGTCAGTGTCGATGAGATTGGCCGAACGGAACTGAGCGAGCATCATCGGGTCGAGGACCAGATAAGCATACTCAGGCTCGTAGTCCTTCCAGGCCATACCGATTGCCTCGATGAAGCCCTGAACGCGCGAGGCACCCAGACCATTCGTCGCGACGATCGGATCGTTGCCCAGATCGACGTAGAAGCCGTAGTTGCGGTTCGTCGGTTCGTTGTCGAACGTCTGACCGCCGAGGCCGAGACTCGAACCCTCGACCGAAGCAGCACCGCGGAATGCTTCCGAGATTGCCACGCCCTTGAGGATCGACAGAATGGCGTTATGCTCATCCGTGCCGCGCGTCTCCGAGAAGTCACGACCCATCTTGGCCAGACCGTCTTCGCCCGTGACCAGCTGCGTCAGATTGACCTTGTACGCACCCTGGGTACGGACGGTCTTGATGTAACGCAGGAAGTCCGAAGCGTAGTTGCTCGGAATACCGTCGGTGGGATCGATCAGCGACGCGATGTTGATGATCGGGTTCATCGGGGTGTGCCAGCGCATCTGACCGATGAAAGTTTCTTGATTGGTGTCGATCGTGCCGTTCGGCGTCACGAAACCAGTGTTCGACAGGCGCTTGGCGTTCGTGTAGGCTTCATCGGTGTAGGCACCAATGGTTTCCTGCAGAACGTACTTATTACCAACGCCGTCAGTGAAAGGAGCGGGCATTCATTATAACCTTGTTTTATCGCCGTTTGGGAAGCTTCCCATCGGCAGCCATTTGCAGCACTTCCTGCTGAGAGCGCCCGAATAGGGAGCCACTCTTCGTGGTCTTTGTGCCGGGTTTCGTTCCAGGCGGCGATTGCGTACCGCGATTCTCTACCGGTTCAAACATGAAGGCATTGTCTTCGTCCTCCGAGAAGGCCTTGACATAATCTTCGATCGACTTGCCGGAATTGTGAACCCACTTACCTTTATCGTCTTGGACGAGTTCGTCGGTCACAGTGCTGGCGGCGAGGGCGGCGGCCTTCTTGTTGCGGAACTTATATCCGCCAAGAACCTTCTGAACAGTGTTGTCGCGAGTCAACTCGACGATTTCCTGCTGGAGGTTCTTCACAGTGTCTTCGAGATCTGCGATGACACCTTCGAAGTGCTCCTTTTCCTTGCCTTCGTCTTTCAGCTTCTGAAGTTCTGCTTCACGCAGCTGCTTCTTCAGCTCCTTCAGTTCATTCTTGAGAGTGTCGCGTTCCCCATAAGCTTTGTCGAGCTTGTCCTTGATCGGCTTGAGATCATCCTTCTCGATCGGATTTCCCTCTTCGTCAAGAGAGTCATCATAATCGGGGTTGTCGATCATCTCACCCTCGTTCTCGGGGTCTTCAATTTGCTTGGGGTTGGCTTTCGTACCGGGCATTATAGTTCCTTCGAGCACAGCTCTGACGACGTAGGCACAGCCCACATCAGGATTGGGTCAGGGATGAAGTACAGAGCGTTCATTCCTGGGTTAAATTAACGGGGTCTGGCGAACGTTTCTTCGCCCTGGGCTTAGTGTAAGGGTGATTGTCTTCGATAAATTCCATAATCTCATCAGTCAGAGACTGGATCAGATAGGCTTCAGCTTCATGGCCGGGCTTGCGCTCTTTGATGTGCTCCCACAGAAACTGCACAGCGTGCATAGCTTCGTGAGCCGCCACACCCGCAACACTGTACGGGTTCCAACTGAGATTGTTCAGCACAACAATGACGGCGAGGTGGCCTGACT